CTCTCTTTATATACCGCAAGTTACCGGCGGTCTATACTTGATTTCGGGGAACTTCCCCTATGGCCAAGCGAAGCCTATCTACGGTGCGCAGGTGCGTTAGCTTGAACTACAGAGGCTAATATATAAGCGCCCTTACGACGTAGGGGAGGACCACGGCCTCTCAGCCAGCCCTAACGGTGGTTTTCACAGACCACTAACTACCTTGGTTCTCAAGGCGGAGCAGAGTCATTAGCTCTTACCCCGGCGCTGTTTATACGGCCCAGCCACACCGTTGGCAAGACTTTACGGCATTTACACTATGGCGTCTTGCACCGATCGTAACCCCGTGTTTTACTTGCTTTCTGCACACGATACTGGCCAGCAAGAACTAGGCGCACTCTCTATTCTTCTTGCTTCAAAATAAATAGATTGCTGTTCGCGCCTAAGGGAAACCGGAAGCGCAATCCTTTAGATTATCACCCCTTAATAAAATCCAGTGCCGTCGCACACCGTGCCTCCCGCTATAGCGGGTCGGTCTGTCTCTTCCTTACACATTTATTATAATATAATTTATAGTAAATGTCAAATAGTTACTCTTCTAAGAATTTCCATCCAAATCCTTTAGAAGATTTTTGTATTCCACGACAAACTTTACTAATATAACTACTATCGCCGCCTACAGCTTTCGCCGCCTCAACTCCAGAAGAAAATATTTCTAATATTTCTCCAGTTTTTAAATCTAGTTTACATACTTTTTTCGCACTAAAATCTTTTTTTACATACGCTTTATCTTGATATTCCCATTTATAGCCATAAGCAATTTTATTTTCTTTACATATTTTGCTTAAATAACTATTATCACATTTTATAGCATTTGCTGCTTCTCTTACAGAAGCATATGATTTTATAATTTTATTAGTCTCAATATCAATTTGATTTACTGCTCGTCTATATGGGTCATGCCCTTCATTTTGACGATATTCACTTCTGGCTTTTCGTTCTTCGGTTGAAACATTATGAATATCTAATACTGTACGTACTACATAATCATTACAAGATACAATTGTAGAAATTTGTTTAATCGTATTGCCTTGTTCCCATAATTCCCAAATATAGTCATAATCATATAATTGTAAGCCATCGCCTCCAATAGAAGCATTATAACCATAATTATACGTATTATAATATTTAATCCAATACTGTTCGCGTGCAGATAACTGTTTTTCATCATCTACTTTTTCTACTTCAGTAATAAAAAAATGTTCTATACCATATTTATTCATTGCTGCATACAACGGTAAATGAACTAAATCTTTTCTAGTACGAGCATTATTTTTATGTTGAGACCAACGTCTCTCTATAGTATATAAAGTTTTTCCAATATAAAGTTTATCGTTAATGTCATTTGAAATCTTATAAATATAAGGCATTTTTTTATCAACTCCTATTTTGATAAAATTATGGCTGAATGATAGGAGCATTCTTATCTCGTATCGGTAGCTACTCCGTCCGCTTCCCATATTTTAAATGTTAATTACGGCCACTCTCCAAGGGGCTTACCAAGATTGGCACGCTCTACATCTGTATTAAAGAATACGCCGCCTTCAGTTGCAGGGCCAGTAAGTAGTTCTTGCGCTAGGTCCTGATATAGACAACTAATTAGACCGTGACAATCATTTAGATTATCCGCGAAGAACTGCACAACGCAATTCTTGAATACTACATATGTAGTAGAGAGATACCAAGTTTCATCGCCAGGAGCTACAGAATATGCGTATGCAGGATTGCCCTTAAACGCTGCATCAAATAGCTCAACCTTTGTCTTAAAGGCGCGATTGCTAGGAGTACCATCAATAGTAATAGGAAGCTTGATATTGCCATATACAATTTCAGAAGGAAGTAGCTGAAGTAGCGCGGCAACCTTATCGCCATTGTTGCAAGCAATTACGACACTAGGATTAGAGCCACCCCAATTGACATTGAAGGCAATCTGCGGATCTCCATCAAATAGAGCCGCGAGTTTCTTGATCGCAATAGACCAAGGTGGTAGAATTTTTAGTCTAGG